GGGCAATATCATTCTCTTCTAGATTAGATTTCTTACCATCAAGTAAAAATAGCTCTTTAAAATGCACAATAAAGTAACGACCTTGCTTATGTAATATATGGCAAGACTGATATAGTTTATGATCTTTACGTGAGGCTACACCGATGCGAGTTAGGGTTTCCCGTACTTTCAGGAAATCATCCGGCTCGTTTAAAGTAACTTCTAGCATACTGCCAGGAGTCCACTCGATTAAATTATTTTCTTCCACCTTTATCTACCTTCTTTTTCAATACTTCTAATTGTTCTTTTGTAAGAAGGGGCAAGACTTGGCGTGCTTTTTCATTGCTATAACCATAATAAGCCTTGACTACTTCCACATCACTTTGGGATTCAGGTTTGAACCACTTGGAAAAACGTTTCCGCTTTCTAATTATATTTATAAAAAAATCGAATTGAAGACGGTTATCTAGGTGATGGTTGATATTCATCTCATTTGCAATGAGTACAGTATCATTAAAGTAGGACAGGCTACGGTTTGTCATATATGGTACGTACTGCTTTTCAGCAATATCATCTACCATAATATTCTTTTTAGTCATATTAATAGCATTTACATATTCAAATGGATTCATTACATACCTCTTTGCATAACACGAAGGAAAACATATACGCTTAAACCTGCTATAATAGTACCATCATAGCCAGCAACAAATCCTCCTATTATGCCAGCTATAATAGATATTATAAATGTCGTTTGTTCAGGATCACGCAAATTCAACATTAGCCATAACCTCGGTCAGACAAGCGACAACGTTTAATTCATGATCAGCAACAAATGCGTGTTTATACTGATAGTCTGCTAGAATTAATACAAGTGACGGTATAGATTGAGGTTTAAGGTAATCGTACATTTGATCATATAAACCACGAAAGATAGCAGATGCATCGGTATCCATATTATTAGTTACCCATGACCGCATTTTCTTAAAGTCCTTTTCTTTTAACGATTTATATAAATCGCCAAAGGATCCACCCAAATCAGAAGTCCGGTTAGGATCAAAACCCAGAACAGCATGTCTTTGAAGCTCATTGATGATCCGCCGCCAATCCGGGGCATGTTTGATAATAATCGGTGGTAATGCTTTTTCATTATATACTATCCCTTCATTGTCTAGAATATACTTAGCTCTTTCGAAGAACTTTTGTGCAAGAACTGCTAAATCTTTTTTAGTAGTATTAAATTCGTATACGCCACAACGAGAATGAAGGGGGTCAATAATACGATTCTTAAAATTACATGTAAGAATAAATCTACAGTTGTTGGCAAATTCTTCGATAAATCCACGAAGAGCCGGTTGTGTAGACTGAGGATTAAGATAATCTGCTTCGTCTAGGATAACTACTTTATATCCACCTGTAAGAGAAACGGTTGAGGCAAACTGTTTAATCTTGCCACGAAGGGTGTCGATGTTACCTTCTTCAGAACCGTTAATAATAATGTAATCGACATTTAATTCATTACACAGTGCTTTTGCAACTGTGGTTTTACCGAGGCCGGCAGTACCGGTGAAAAGCATATTAGGCAGTTCACCGGTATCTACTAGTCTCTGGAAAGTTTGCTTAAGATCATCTGGTAAAATGGTCTCAGCAATCTTACGAGGACGGTACTTCTCTACCCAGAGAAAATCATTCATTTACAAACTCCATAACAAAAGGGTATTATATCACAAATAGGTAAGTTTGTAAACTTAATCTTCATCATCCTCCATTGCTGCATCTTGAGTCATTTGCTCACAGATTTGAATGATATTAATGCATTGGTCTCTTAGACTACCAACGGTAGAAAGTTCTTCACCCTTAAATGCACCACGAGCAGTCATGGCATCGATAACTGCTACGGTACTACGTGAAGACTTATTAGCAAGATCTTGTAGTTGTTCTACTTGATTAGACATTATTTAAACTCCAAATTTAGACGTCTTTTCGAAAGCAATCCAGTATTTCACAGGTAATTCTTTGTGACTGAATTGTGATATAAGCTTAGAAGAAATCTCAACATCATAATCGCCAGGCAAGATTTTGAGATTTGATATATTTAGGATTAGATTAAATTCTGATCCTTCTTTAAACTCACCATCAATATCGATTGAATATCGATTAGATGTTGCGTTTTTCTGATCTACGACAGAAAGACTTAATATCCCATTTTTACCAGAAATAGATACTTCTTCATGTCCTAGAGTTGATGCAGCGCGCTTCAACTTATTTAGTGTATCGTTTGTTAGTACAAACTTAACCTCAGTTTCAGGCATATTAACCTTTTGAGGTGGCAAGGTTAAAGTCTCTTCCGAAGAGAAGAAATATTTAACCTTTGATCTACCGGTGGAATCACCAACTGTCACATACTCATCGTTAAATTTAAGACGAGGTGTATCAACTAGTGACAGGACACCAATAAATTCGTTTAAATCGTATATTCCAAAGTCTTTTGGAAATCGCTCTTTGATATCAGCATAAGCGATGATATTTCTAGCTTCATTTACAGTCTTCAGGGTATTACCTTCACGAATCATAATATTCTGATTAATGGCAGAAAAATTCTTAAGTACCTGAAGAGTACCGTCTTCTAATTCCATAATGTAACTCCATATCTTATTATTAGATAATTATACCACATAATGATTCATTTGTAAACCATTAAGCTGCAATTTTACTGAAATTCTTTTCTTTTTTAAATTCAATTTTGGATCCAAATTTACCATCTAGGATTTCCCCTTTATGGGATATAACAAAGATATTCGTATCATCGCCAAGTGTATAAAGAATCTTAAGTAGATTATCTACACCTTCATGGTCTAGTGAAGAGTCAAATGTTTCATCCAATATAAGCAAATTTGTTGCTACAGAGTTTTTCATCTTAGCAATCTGTCTCCAAGTAAATAGAAGTGCTAGATCAATACGTTGTTTTTCTCCTTCACTAAATGATGCATATGTAAATTCATCACGATGTCTAGATCGTATAGTTTCACTAAAGCTTTCGTCTAGATCAAAGTGTACAAAGAAATCTAATACCTGTAAGTACTGATTTACTAATTTATTAATAACAGGAAGATATTGTTTAATAATCTTAGTCTTAATACCAGTATCTTTTAGCATTTCAGACATAACAAAGTTATAAGAAGATTCTTCGCTAATACGGAATTTTTCTTCCATTAACTTACTTCTATCATTATCCATCGATGATAGATCAGCTTCGGCAGCTTTTAAATCTGCTGAAACTTCTTTTTCTAGGTACGATTGGTAATCAGATATCGTTGAGTTGATCGCCGTAATCTCTCGGGTATTGGCAGTGATTTTATGTACCCTATCTCGAAGCGTTGAAAGTAGGCTAGTCTGTTGGTTAATCTCCGATTCCACTCCTTGGCCTTCTTCTCCAATTTGCTTAAGCGTTGACTTCCACCGATTCCTATCTTCTTTTGTTGTCCGTAAAATCTCATGTTTATGGCCGTCTGAAAGGGCCTGCTCGCATACGGGACACGATTCATTCTCTTCGAAAAAGCAGATCCGCTTCTCGAGGTCGCGGATAGTCGATTGCCTATCTTGACTTCTGAGGAGCAAGTCCTGTTTCCGATTCTGTAAAGATCGTAGCCTTTCATCGGCTTCTGATAGATCTGCATCGAGTCCGAGACTAAGCTTACTATTCTTAGCCTGTAATTCATCGACACGATTCTTCGATTCATGTATCCTAGATTCATATTCTTTCTTATTCTCTTGTGTTAAAGATTTAATATCACTAATGTATTTTTTCTGTGTTTCAATTTTGTTTTTAGTAATATCAATATTGTATCCAATTTCTTTTAACTGGTCTTTAATAATATTCTGTCTTTCCTTTAATATGACATTCATCTTAGAGAATACGTTAATATCCAAAAGATCTTCAATAACCTCGCGCCTATGCGATGCCGATAATTGCATAAACGGAATAAATGAAGATGAACCAAGTACTACAACCTGATGGAATGTTTTATGGTTTAACTTAAGTATATTCTGTTCTACAATCTTTTGGTATTCTTTTGCATGTGATGATTGGTTAATCATTGTTTCGTTTTTCCAGATTTCAAATACCTGGGGTTTAATACCACGTACAATTTTGTATTGGTTCTGACCAATATTAAATTCTACTTCAACGACACATGCTTTATTATTAATAGAATTAATAAGTTGTGGCTTATTAATATTTCTATGTGGTTTGCCAAATAATGCAAATGATATTGCATCTAGCATAGTTGATTTGCCGGATCCATTTTGGCCGACAATAAGTGTTGATTTACTATTACATAAATTAATTTCGGTAAATGAATTACCGGTTGAAAGAAAATTCTTCCAACGTACCGTCTTAAATATAATCATGCTATCTCTAGTGCTTGTGCTTCTGTCATAAGTTCACGCATATTCACCTTAATACGATCTTTATCTAGATCTGTATCAACGCCATCAATATAGTCATCTACTAACTGTACAGTATCTTCAATTTCTAATCCTTCGTCGTCAACATTTTCACCAAGGAATTCGTTAAAGTTTTCTGCAATCTTTAATTCGTGAATATCTTGGTTCTGTATACGATCAATAAATTTATCAAATAAGAAAGTATCTTGCTTATTAACAACTACGACCTTAACAAACTTGCCAACTAGTTTTTTAACGTCATATGTATTATAATCCATTTTGTCGTCATTGTAAACAATTTTTTCAAATAAAGTATAAGGATTATTTACTTTTTCTATTTCGCGTGTTTCAGTATCAATTACATGAAAATATTTAGGATCATGTGCATCTGACCAAAAGAATTCCATCTGGCTTCCAAGATACCAAACATTATCACGACGTGATGCAGCATGG